AGAAACTCATCGGACTTAGCAAGTATACAAGGATCGCTCAGTGGTGTGCCCGTCGAGGTACTCTCCAGGAGGAACTTTGCAATGACATTGCTCGGGAAATCCAAAAAGCCACAGGAGCAACAGATCTAGGCGTATACATCCAAGCAGTGCATGGATGCTGTGAGAATCGTGGTATTATGGCACACAGCAGTCTGACCCAGACCACTGTGTTAAAAGGCGCTTTTAAAGATGATGGCAATACAAAGAAAGAATTTTTTGATAACATTAAACTTCAACAGGAGTTTGCACCACGATGACTTATGTTGTAACCGATGACTGCATTTTATGCAAACACACTGACTGTGTTGACGTATGCCCAGTTGATTGCTTTGTAGAAGGCCCAAACTTTTTAGCAATTAACCCCGATGAATGTATTGACTGTGCAGTGTGTGTTCCAGAATGCCCTGTCAACGCCATATACGCCGACGTAGATGTTCCAGAAAATCAACAGGCATTTATCGATATAAATGCCGAATTGGCAAAACTGTGGCCGGCCATTACTAAACGCAAAGCCCCGTTGCCAGACCATGAACGATGGACCAATGTGCCCGATAAGCTACAGCACCTAGATCGTGGAACAACATAAAAATTTTGTTGTTTACGGCCCTGGTCGTACTGGCAGCCACTGGGTTGAATCCATTGTGATCGGACAAGTAAGTCCGGCCGAATTCAATTATAAGAGTTGTCATTTTTTCCCCGATGGCTGGATATACCATTCCAACAGTATCGACGAGCTACTGACGGTGCCTCAAGAAGTAAGAAATTCGGTTACATTGATTGTTTGTGATCGATCAAATTATTTTGATGTGGCCGTCAGTTACTTTGTAGCAGAACACACAGATGAATGGTTTATCTACACAGATAAACCGGTGGTACCATTCAACGTTGATTCCGACGCCTTTATCAGTGTATTAGATGGATTATACACTGCATGTCAGTTGATCAAGTCCCGGGTTGTACCAATGTACAATCGTATGATCCGTGTTGACTACGACCAGTTGGTCTCTGCTGCCATTCCAGAAAAGTATGTGGCCGACCTTTTAAGTATTGATTACATAGCAGATTCTCTGCATACTCGGAACAGTTTTAGAAACAAAAACACAAGAAAATACCAAGAGTTAGTACTAAACTGGAATCAATTGGTCGACATTTACCAAAATCACACGGTTGACCATTAAATCCCGTTTTGCTATAATATGGACATGTTTAACAACTTTGGGTGACAGCACCATGCGCTCTATTATCAGTACAATTGGGTTGGTATTATTCTTAACCGGGTGTGGAGGAGGTGGCGGCGGGGCCGTACCTGTTGTGCCACCAATAGTGGCGCCCACTTCGTCTTGTATTGTCAAGCCTGCAATTGGCGCAGACAAATATCGAAGTGCTATCGTGGACATGCGATTTGACCAGCCAACTGACTTCACAGCAGACGGTAAATTGGTCAACTCTTACGAGGCAGTTGCGACAGTAATTAATAAAGTTGATTGTGTTGGATTTGACACTGTGGTTTTTCAAACCAATATACCAATTGACATTGCCACTGGAAAACTTGAACTTTTCGATTCAAGGCCTGGTGCATTTAATCCAGATAAAAATATACCCAAAGATTTTTGGCGCTTGGTTGAGTATGCAAAAAATAAAGGCCTAAAGGTATTTGTCAAAGCTATACCTGTAAATCACACCAACGACGTTACAGTTTGTCCTGGATGCACTGGCACTGCATTTGCATTGCCATCAACCTTTTCAACTGCAAACTTCTTCAATGCATTGTTCGCTTATGAAACAGTTCTTGCAAAAGAAGCGGAAAAGTACAAGGTCGATGGGTTTTATGTAGGAGTCATGAACCTAGGACTTGATACTACTCAATACGATGCGGACTGGGATCGAGTTATTGCACAGGTTAAAACTGTTTACAAAGGCAAATTGATTTACGAAGCATGCGATCGTTGCAACGCAAAAGTCTGGAGTAAAGTTGACATTGTGGCGGTGCATACAGGTGGATTTATGACCAATGCTACTTCTGCTAGTATTGAATCTATATTGACCGAGACTTCGATATTTAATTTTGTAGTCGATATTCAACGCATTGCTACCTTGTATCAAAAACCCATTTTGTTAGATACCATCAATATTTCGGCAACCGGAAAAAAAGAAGATCTAGGTGCAGTGATCAGCGGTGTGGTGCCGTACACCAGTCTGCAACCCGATTATGCATTGCAAGCAACTAAAATTGCCACTGTATTTGAATTACTAGGTGCAAGACTAACCGACCGAGTTGTGGGACTTCAGTGGTCAGAGTACATGCCTTGGTCACAGGCTGCCTGGATACAGAATCCCACCAGTGCTAATTCATGGGCATGGCATCATGTGCAGTTCTATGGATTTGATTTGTTGAACAACGAGTCTGCACAAAAGAAACTGTCTGAATATTTTTCCAAGCCATGGGGCTACCGCACAGTTAACTAAAAGGACTAGACATGAAAGAAATCGTTCCCGGAATTGGGCCAGAAATTAACAAACAACTTGCACCATGGACAGAATTAGTGCGCGAAGACTTTCATGTACAGGTATTTGAAGATATCTATCCGGTAACTCCGGGACATTTGCTGTTTGTTCCTAAATACAATACTGTAGGTGTGCTCATGGACGCCATGCAAGATGCAGTCTGCCACGGGCAGAAGCAAGTTGAATCTGGTGAATGGGACGGATTTAACATTGGGTTAAACTACGGCACTGCCGCAGGACAAACAGTGGCTTGGCCACATGTGCATTTGATTCCACGCAGAGCAGGTGATACAGCAGATCCAATCGGTGGTGTACGCAATACCATTCCAGGACAGGGCAATTACCGCACAGGTAGTTATAAAAATCCCAATGCGTAATACGATAAATATTTCTTTACACCGGCCTTCGGCGTTCATCCCGGTATACAAACTCTGCCGCCTATGCTATAATTTAACATAGGAGAAACAGCATGACAACATTAAATCCCGTAGTATATCGATACACCAGTACCAAAGAGTACCACGACGCATTTCCGTGTGCGTACAGACAGTGGAGAAGTGACAGCCATTGTAATTTGATACATGGATATTCATTCTCAATGAAGTTCTATTTTGGAACCAATGAACTAGATGTGCGTAACTGGGCCGCTGATTACGGTGGACTTAAAGAACTTAAAAAGACATTAGAAGACCAGTTTGACCATACACTTATTGTGGCTGCCGATGATCCAGAAATGACAACATTCCAATTGCTACAAGAACGGAACATGGCCAAGATTGTTGTGTTACCGAGATTAGGTTGCGAAGGACTCAGTGACATGCTGTACAAGTATGTGAACGGCGTGTACATTCCAGAAATGTGGGGACCGGGTGAGGCAGCAAGACTTTGGTGTTATCGTGTAGAAGTTCGTGAGACACAAAGTAACATGGCGTTCCGCGAAGGACACCGTGAATGGAATGAAGACTTATTTGCATGAACTTGTTTATAACAGGTGGTAGCTCTGGTGTTGGTCAAGCATGTGTAGAACTGTTTAATCAATACCATGTCACAGCACCAACCCGAGATGAATTAGATTTATCCAATTTTGAGGCAATCGATCAATTGGATTTATCTCCATATGATATTGTTATCAACTGTGCAGGTGCAAATGCGGGTGCATTTAAAGGCTGGCTAGACAACAGTTGGCAAAATCAACAAAAACAAGTTGATGTAAATTTTACCGGCGCACTATTATTGGCCAAGCAATATGTTCAGCAACGGCCCGACGGACATTTTATCTATGTTACCAGTAGCAATATCGACGATCCTATTGTGTATAACATATTCTACACTGCCGCAAAAGCCGCAATGCATTATAGTATGAATACTGTAAGAAAGCAGTTTCCTGGCATGCTTATTACAGAAATAAGACCTGGAAAAATACGTAGTAATATGTTAAAACAGAACTACCAAGGTGCAAAAACTACAGACGAAATTGAAGAAATGTATGCAAAAGGTGCTGTGCTGGCACCCGCCGATATTGCAACGGCCATTGCGACTGCCATTAAATACAGGCTAGATCAAATCACAATAACCCCACATGACCACACGTGAATTTAAAATTGCCATATTACTTCCTACGCACAAACGCACCGATGCGTTGAGCCGCAGTGTATTCAGCCTGCTGGATAATGCACATGATTTAACCCCGATACAGTTTATATTTGGCATTGACAGCAACGATGAAATTGGACGCAATCATTTTGTTAATGCGATCCAACCTGTACTAGACCAACGAGATGCAACCTATACTGCACTGGAATTTGAGCCACTGGGTTACGGTGCTCTTAATCGTTACTTCAACACACTGGCCGAACATGCTGACGCCGATTGGTTGTTTGTTTGGTGCGATGATGCTATCATGACCACTCAGGACTGGGATCAACGCATTATAGAATGCACCGGAGAGTTTAAATTGTTAAAAGTGCATACACACAACGAACACCCTTACAGCATATTTCCTATCATTCCAGCAGAGTGGCACGAAACAACAGGCTACCTTAGCAAGCATCAGTTGATTGATGCAGAAGTCAGTCAAATGGCCTACTTGCTGGACATAGTAAAGATCATTGAAGTAGATGTCACGCATGACCGTCATGACCTTACTGGCAACAACGCAGACGAGAATGCCAAAAAGAAAAAGTACTTTGAAGGCGATCCAAAAAGTCCCGGGGACTTTAATAATAAATTTGTCACACACAATCGCCTGGTGGATGTCAACAAGTTAGTCAAGTATATGAAATCCAAAAATATTAGTACTGCGCACTGGGAGGCAGCTGCCGCAGGTAAAATTGACCCATGGGCAATTATGAAAAAGAACGATCCGAACGGTCAAACAAAACAATTTAAACTTCCTAAAACATGACAACAGACATTACACACAGCAGACAGTTAGACACCTGTCTAATCACTGTAGAACCAGTGACCAAGGTATTAGACTTTGGACAACATGCATACGCAGATACGTTTGTGTCTATGAATCAATTGAATCTAAGTGAGCCTGTATTTCCTTTACAAGTTCATTTGAATCCCAACTCGGGCATGTTGCAATTGGGCTACGTTAGCAATGCCGAAGCAAGATATAACTTGTACAGTTACAGTTACACATCCAGCAACTCAAAGACAGCACGAGATCATTGGGATGAGTTTGCCACAACCATCCAATCAAAATACAACACCGATGGTCTGGTGATTGAAATTGGCAGTAACGATGCCTACTTGATTAAACAATTCAACAAAGAATCAACTGTTACACTGGGCATCGATTCCAGCAGTGCCATGTGTGAATTGGCCAAATCACAAGGAGTCGATGCGCTACAGGCATTATTTCATCCTAATGTTGCATATGATCTTGTTCCCAAATATGGCCGTGCCGCAGTTGTCATTGCCAACAATGTGTTTAACCATGCTAACGATCCTACAGAGTTTGCACACGGCGTAAGTTTCTTACTGGCCGAGGATGGCGTATTTGTGTTTGAGGTTCCTTACTGGCTGGAAATGGTCAACAACGGACGCTTCACAGACATGGTATACCATGAGCATATCAGTTATTTCACCATCAAGAGTTTACACAACCTACTGGCAGAGGCTGGATTGGAAATTGTTGACTATGATGTGGTTGATTATCATGGTGGTAGTTTGCGTGTGGTAGCAAGGAAAATCACTGGTGCTGGAGTGCCAGAAAAGGTTCTAAATGCTATTCACATAGAAACCACTGCTGGGTTATTTGATCCTGACTTTTATGCAGGTCTTCAGAAGAAGTTTGAACAACAGCGCAATGCATGGCTGGCTAAATTTTATCAGATACTTAATGAAGAGCCTGACGCTGTGGTCATTGGCGTAGGTGCTGCCGCCAAAGCAAATACATGGTTGACATGGCATGGTCTAAATAAAACACACTTGCATTGTATCACTGATGCCAGTGAACACAAGCAAGGTAAGTATACTCCTCTCAGTCGTATACCGATCTTAGATGATAATGAATTCGCAAAGCATCCTAATCCATATGCACTAATTTTAAGTTGGAACATTGGTGAAGGTCTTAAGCGAGCACTATTAAAAATCAATCCCAACACAAGGTTTATATCACAATGAAACAGTATAACATTTACAACAACAACGAAACAGGGCTAGGAACATTTACCGATGAACGTGGCACAATCACAGATATCTTTTACAAAGCAGGGATCAATCATGCCTGCTTGATTACCAATGCCGCAGGTGCTGTACGCGGCAATCACTATCACAAACACACTACTCAATACACCTATGTGTTGACAGGCAGCATGGTTTACTACAGCAAACCTGTTGACAGTGACGTGCCGCCCACGCCTTTCTTGGCAAGAAAAGGTGATTTTATCATCAGTCCGCCTAATGAAATCCATGCCATGAAAACCACAGTGGATGGCTGTACATTTATTGCCTTTGCTGAAGGGCCACGCGGTGGCGAAGACTACGAAACTGACACGTATAGAGTAGATTCAATTATTCCAGGAGATAGCAAATGAATGTAGGTATTATCGGAAAAGGTACTGTGGGTAAAGCAGTATACGAGGGCTTAGAGTATTTGGGACACAACATGTGTTTCTTTGACCCTGCATACGAAGGGTCCTCGATCATGGATGTGATCGATGCAGACTGTGTGTTTATCAGTGTACCAACTAATCAAGCACCAAATGGCGACTGCGACACCAGTATTGTGGAAAATGTAATCAAAGATCTGGACGGATTAAATTACAAAGGATTGGTTGCAATCAAAAGCACAGTGGTGCCCGGGACCTCTGAACGTCTCAGTGCAGAATATCCACGTTTGAAGATTTGTAGTGTGCCAGAGTTTTTACGTGCTAAAACTGCGCTGGCAGACTTTATTCACAATCACGACCTGTTGATTATTGGCAGCAACCGTGAAGAAGATTTTGACTTGATTAAGAAGATTCATGGCTTCTATCCCAAGCATGTGGCCTGTGTCCGACCCACGGAAGCAGAAATTGTCAAGTACTTTAACAATGTTCACCATGCCATGCAAGTGACCTTTGCCAACGTCACTTACGAAGTGTGCCAAAAACTAGGTGCCAACTACATGAATGTGTACAATGCAATTACACAACGTGATTGTATCAATCCTGCCTATTTGATGGCCAATAAAAACACACGCGGCTATGGTGGACATTGCTTGCCCAAAGATACCAGTGCGTGGAATAACTTGATAAAAAAATTAGGTCTTGACTTTAAACTGATCCAAAGTGTAATTGACGACAACGAGAAATTTACCAAATGAAAATATTAGTAACAGGTGCCAGCGGCTTATTAGGCACAGAAATCTGCCGCCAACTTAAACAAAATAAAAAAAATGTAGTCTGGGCAATGGATAACCATAGTCGTAGCTCAACCATACCACCATGTGACAAGTTTATTGAAGTAGACTTAACTGCTGGTGATGTGGCCTACGCAGACTTGCCTGTGGACTTTGATTATATCTATCACTATGGTGCAATTAACGGAACCAAGAACTTTTACGAGCGTCCAAATCAAGTGTTATGGAACAACATGGTGGGTGACTTTAATGTGTTTGAGTTTGCTGGTATGAACAAACAGTTAAAAAAACTAGTGTATGCTAGTTCCAGTGAAGTAGTCAGTGATGATCCTGTGAGCCCAGTGGCCGAACACACTGACATCACAATCAACAACATACACAATGCCCGCTGGAGTTATCGCTTGCCCAAGATCTGTGCAGAAAACTTTTTGGCCAACTCACCGTTGCCCTATGTAATGATACGTTACTTTAATGTGTACGGCGACAACAGCAAAGCCGGGCATTTCTTGGCAGATCAAATTGCCAAGATTCAAAATGGTGTGTTCCAAGTGGTTGGTCCAGAAGAAACACGCAGTTTTTGCCATGTCGAAGATGCTGTTCGAGCCAGCATATTCTGCGCCGAAACACAAGTTAACCAATTATTTAATATTGGCAATGACAGAGAAATTACCATTATGGATGCAGTAAAAGTCATTGCAAAAGAATTAGGACACAAAAATCCAAAGTGGACAACCACACCCGGAATGGCCGGCAGTACTGCAACACGCAGACCCGACATTGCCAAATTACGATCGGTCATGTCTGATTATAAGCCAATGTCATTCGAGCAAGGCGTCAAACGAATTGTTAAAAATTTAGTTGACAAAACTTAAACAATTATTGTATAATAGTACATGAAATTAAAAGTATCAGAACTATTCTATTCCGCACAAGGCGAAGGCCGCTTTGTTGGTGTGCCCAGTGTGTTTTTACGCACATTTGGGTGTAACTTTAAGTGTGCCGGATTTGGTATGCCGCCAGGGGAAGTAAGCCACGAAGCCACCGACATTGCGGCCACACACACCATGATCCAACCTTTTGCAAAGTTTGAAGACTTGCCATTGGTCAATACTGGGTGTGACAGCTATGCAAGTTGGCATCCGGACTTTAAAGATCTAAGTCCAACTATTGATACTGATAAGCTAGTAGATCAAATGCTGGCATTGACGCCCAATCACCGATGGATACAGGACAACGGCAACGATGTTCATCTTGTTATCACCGGTGGCGAACCCTTGTTGGGCTGGCAACGTACCTACGAAGAGTTAATTAGTAACCCTGATATGATTGACCTGCGTAACATTACATTTGAAACTAATGGTACTCAAAAATTGCAATCTAGTTTTAAAGACTTCATGCACGAATGGCAACGAGCCCCGTTGGGTGGCAAGAAAGATCGTGAAATTACATTTTCGGTGAGTGCTAAATTAAGTGCAAGTGGTGAAAAGTGGGAAGAAGCTATTTGCCCAGATATTGTTACAAGCTATCAAGAGCTAGGCACAGCATACTTGAAATTTGTTGTGGAGACAGAGGAACACTTTGCAGAAGTTGAACAGGCTGTAAAAGAATTTCGCACAGGTGGGTTTACTGGTGTTGTATATGTCATGCCACAAGGTGGTGTTGTTACTCCCTATGCACAAAATCGTGTTCGGGTAGCAGACTGGGCTTGTAGCCGGGGTTATTACTACAGCCCAAGATTGCACGTGGACTTGTGGGGCAACGGCTGGGGCAAATGATGGGCACCGGCTACCAAAGTAAACGATTAATGGCCCAGGGCAGAGATGATTGGTTTTATCGCAAATGTTTAGGATGGGAATTAAAGTTTGCTGTATTACCAAAACGTTGTGATATTACAGACAATCTTATATGGCTCAAACATGCGTATCGTGGCACTGCATTGCTGACTGGGCCCGGTGACAACATAGTAGAGCATCGATGGCACGACAAAAACGAACATCTTATTTTTAAAATTAAAGGAAATTAATGAGTTATCTATTTACAAGTGAAAGCGTGTCTGAAGGACATCCGGACAAACTGGCAGACGCCATCAGCGATGCTGTATTAGACTTAGTGATGGCAAAAGAAGATCTTGCACTTCGATGTGCTTGCGAAACACTTGTTACAACTAATCGTGTTGTGGTTGCCGGCGAATACAAAGGTATACTACACCCAGAAGAAGTTGAATCGGCTGTACGCCGAGTTATCAAAGATGTTGGCTATGACCAATCTGGATTTAGTTGGCGCACAGCAGAAATTACCAATTTGCTACACGGACAAAGCGCCGACATTGCACTAGGTACAGACACATTCGGTGCTGGTGATCAAGGCCTAATGTTTGGATATGCCTGCAACGAAACTGATGTACACATGCCCAGTGCCATCTATTGGAGTCACAAGATTGTAGAAACATTGACCAAGGTACGCAAGAGCTTGGCACTGCCCTGGTTAGGCCCTGATGCCAAAAGTCAAGTAACGTTTGAGTACAACGATGATGGCTCTCCTAAACGCATTGCCAAAGTTGTTTGTTCAACTCAGCACCACGAGTCTGTGGAAATTGACCAAGTCAGAACATCTGTTGAAAGTGTAATTCGCAGTGTTCTTCCTGAAAAATATGTTGATAACACTACTGAATTTTATATTAACCCCACTGGGCGATTTGTGATTGGTGGTCCTGATGGCGACACTGGCCTTACCGGACGCAAAATTATCGTTGACACTTACGGCGGATACAGCCCTCATGGCGGCGGTGCTTTCTCCGGCAAAGATCCTACCAAAGTAGATAGGTCTGCTGCCTACCTGACTCGCTACCTGGCTAAGAACATTGTAGCCAGCGGTCGAGCAGATTGGGCCACTGTGCAAATCAGTTATGCCATTGGCCTGGCACAGCCCATGAGTTTCTATATTGAAACAGCAGATGCCGCACAAGGGCGCGAATTAACTACATGGATTCAAGAAAATGTAGATCTAACACCAAAGGGCATTATTGAACGATTTAAACTGTTCCGCCCTATTTACAGTAGCACAACAAACTACGGACACTTTGGCAAAGACTATTTGCCATGGGAAGCCGTGGATTTATTCTAAGGAAACTATATGGGATTTTTCGATAGGTTTAAAAAGAAACCAGAAGTCAAAGAGACAGCGCCAAAGGTAGAAAAACTCAAAGCGCCGGCAAAGTCTTTAAAAGAAATTGCTACAGAAAAAGGCGAGCCATATGTGGCAATTCTCAGCATGGATGTAGATCCAGAGAACATGCATCAAGGAGCATTTGAATTAGATTGGAATGATAAATTTATTGCCAACCTGGTGCGAGCCGGATATCAAGGCAAGCCTGATGACAAAGACTCTGACATCATCGATCGGTGGTTTCAAAATGTATGCAGGCATGTAGTTATGGAAACATGGGAACAAGAAATGGCAAATAATCCTAATCGTGTAGTAAAAACACGAGACATTGGCGACGGTCGATCGGAGGTATCATAATGTTAATATATTTCAATGGTGATAGTAATGTAGCCGGTACAGAGCTACCAGAGACCACACACGGAATGGCAAATAGACTAGCCGAAAAATTTGACGGCCAGTACAAAACAAAATTTATCAATGATGCAACCCCGGGTGCAAGCAACGATTTAATTTACGAACAAACACTGGACTTTTTAAACAACCCCAGCAGTCCAAAACCTGATTTGGTAGTGATTGGATGGACACAGTTTAGTCGTGTCCAATGGTTTTTGGTCGACGAATGGGGCAATGGTCAATTTTGGGAAATAAACAAAATTGGAGTAGGCATTCCAGTACCAGCAATGTATCAAGAACGATACGATCACTATGTTAACAATGTGCAAAGAGACGGACATTGGAGAATGATACAAGGTGCCTACTGGCATAATAAAATTTTTAATGTACACAAATTACTAGAGTATAAAAAAATTCCTCATTTGTTTTTCAATGCCTTTGAAGAGTTTATTTTGCCAAATGAAGTAAACAAACTTGAATGGGATAATACATACTTAACGCCATACTCTAGAGAGTTAATCTACACTGAATATTGTCAACGACTGGGTTTTAAAGAAATAACTCCGGGCTGGCACCATTACGAAAGTGCGGCGCACACAACGTGGGCAAAGCTCATGTACGAACATATTACAAAACACAAGATTTTATGATTCTTTATGTAAACGGTGACAGTCATACTGCGGCAGCCGAGGCAGTTAACCCTCATGCGTTTGCTATGGACGACGGACAGTTGTTTTACATGGGTCGTGCACCGCATCCTGAAAACTTGGCAGTGAGTTGGGGTAGACGATTAAGTGATGCGCTACGTGCTAGTTTTCACTGCGATGCCGAAAGTGCTAGTAGCAACACTAGAATCCTGCGAACAACAAGAGATTGGTTAAAAAAGATAAATCATTTGGAAGAAGTGTTGGTGGTTATACAGTGGAGCACCTGGGAACGCGAAGAATGGTTGATCGACGGAGTTTACTATCAGATCGGTGCCAGTGGCATGGATGATGTACCAACTGAACATCAACAACGCTATAAAGAATTTGTGGTCAACGTGGATTGGGAACAAAAGACCCAACAAGCACACAATGAGATTTGGCAACTACACATTGAACTGGAACAGCTAGGTGTCAACCATATTTTCTTCAATGGCAACAATGATTTTAGCAAGATCTCAGATCGGAAAGACTGGGGGAACAGTTACATTGATCCATACAGTCTCAATGGCACCTACAATGCTCGAATCAGAGCTGCCGGAATAGAAACAGTTACACCCAATTCATGGCATTTTGGCAAGGACGGTCATAGCTTTTGGAATCGTTTTATGTTACAATATATCAATACAAACAACAAAGTCTAAGGTTTCTTATGCGTTATGTGTTAATTGACACAGCCAATATGTTTTTTCGTGCCAGGCACACTGCTTTTCGTGCCAGTGATCCTTGGGAAAAAGTTGGGGTAGCACTGCACACAACGCTGATGAGTGCTAACAAAGTTGTTAAACGTTTTGAAGCAGACCATGTAGTGTTTGCACTAGAGGGACGCAGTTGGCGCAAAGATCACTACAAGCCCTACAAAGCAAATCGTGCTGTGGCCCGGGCCGCTCTGACAGAAACGGAAGCGGAAGAAGACAAAATGTTCTGGGAAGCATTTGATAATCTGACTAAATACCTGTCAGAAAGAACCAATTGCAGTGTGATTAGATGTCCCACCGCAGAGGGCGATGACATTATCGCCCGTTGGATCGCCCTACATCCCCAAGACGAACACATTGTGATCAGCAGTGACACAGATTTTGTGCAGTTAGTAGCCACAAACGTAAAACAATACAATGGTATCACAGACGAACTCATCACTGCAGAAGGCATCTATGATGCCAAAGGCCGACCTGTAGTTGATAAGAAGACCAAGGAACCTAAGCAGATTCCGGATCCCCAGTGGTTGTTGTTTGAGAAATGCATGCGTGGTGACACTAGCGACAATGTGTTTAGTGCATTTCCTGGTGTGCGAACCAAAGGTACTAAGAACAAGGTAGGTCTTACCGAAGCATTTGAAGATCGTAAAAGCAAAGGATATGCGTGGAACAATCTCATGTTGCAGCGATGGACCGACCACAACGGTGAAGAACACCGTGTATTGGATGACTATGAACGCAATCGTCAACTAATCGACCTTACTCATCAACCACAATCAATTAAAGACACTGTAGATCTAGCTATCATTGAACAAATATCACATAAAGATATTGGACAAGTGGGTGTACGATTTATGCAATTTTGTGGCAAGTATGAGCTTGTGCGATGTAGTGAGAACGCTGACAGTTTTGGTCGTTGGTTAAATGAAACATATAAAGGAGTTTTAAATGTTAGTAGCTAAAGTCGTAGCAGACAAGCAGTTTTGGATCTTACAAGAAGACGATCGCAAAGTTGGCAATATCGAAGCATGGAATGGCGGATATCAAGTTCGCATAAACAACCAAGTAAAGCAATTTAAAACAATTAAACTTGCGGCACGCGAATCAAACATTGTGTTTGCCGAAGAAAAAGTTGTGTCAAAGCCAGACAATACTGCTGTACACGGATATCCGGTAGCAGGTCGTTGTTACAATCCTGTGTGGGATGTGGTGCATCATTTGCCAATCTATACAAAAACATCCAAAAGTAAAAGTTGGTTTGCCGCAGGCTGGTATTCAATCAAACGTGGCCGCAATTGGAAAATTGTACAGGATCCTAAACTAATTGCATTACAACGTTATCCTTACCAAGGGCCGTTTAAAACCAAAGATGAAGTAACGGTGTAACCGCGAATGAAAGTTTCCGGTGATGAAAATTATTGTCCAGAACTATGGCAACGAGTTTTTATAGCACAATACAACGATAAATTTAAATTAAAACCATGTTGCATAATTGCAACAACTGACAGCACTCAAGTTGAATTAACAGATCCAACAACACTTTTTGATCATTACAATCGCAGTGCAAGTATTGTAAATCTAAGAGAACAGAATCTTAAAGGCAAGTTGGATCCAGGTTGCGATGTCTGTGTACATGCCGAACGCATCACTGGCACCAGTGCTCGAATTGACGCTATTAATCAGATGTCTCACAACGAGCCGCTGGCATTGCTTTCGCATGTTGATATTAATTTAGGCAATTTGTGCAATTTATCGTGTGCAATCTGCGGACCGCATTCGAGTACTTCCTGGAATCCTGTGTGGGAAAATATGTATAGCACTTTTCCAATCAGTGCATCATATAATAAAAACAATCGCCCGATAATTGACGACCCCGATTGGTTTAGAAATATTAAGAGCCTTCAACTTCAAGGCGGTGAAGTATTTTTACAACCAGAGTACATTAAATTTTTTAATAATTTAAAAAAATATAAAAATCTCAATGACATTGACGTGAGAATTTTTACTAACGGTACTGTGTTGCCAGACCCAGAGCTAGTTGCGCTACTTAGAGAATGCCAATCAGTCCATATATGGATAAGCATTGACGATATCAGTGCCAGGTTTGAATATCAGCGCCGTGGTGCAAATTGGAAAAAAGTATTGGAAAATTTAAACTGGTATAATGAGCAGTTTGATGATAAATTCTTGTTGGGCATTAATGTTACACAAAATTTATTAAACGTATTTTATCTCAGCGAGACGTACAATTTCTTTGATCAACACTATCCAAGATTTGTTATAAACAATAATCAATACAACAGCAGTACCGGGGTGTTGTCAATTTCGTATCTGCCGGCAGAAATTAAAACTGCTATTGTGACCAACAATAGATCTAATACAAAATTAAATGCATTAGAAAATATTATTACTGTCGACAACGGGTATAAATTCAATAGCGCCATTGAATATATTCAAAAATACAACAGGGCCACTGGTACATCTTATGCAGACACTCATGCCGAGTTTTGGCAATTGATTACCGACTACACCGAAAGAAACATATGATACACATTCAGAGATTTATTGAAAGACTGCAGGGGTTTGAAGCACGTGGTACAAGAGACTTTACCATGCCCATGAAGGATGCCAAAGACCTGCATGCAGATTTGACCAGATTGCTGATAACACTACAGGAAGTGAGAGAATCCACTGCGGCTGCCGCACAAGAAAGCGAGATCACAGTGGAAATGCAAGGCGGATCATTTTAAAAGTTCCTATATTTGTCATAAATAAAAATGTAGGAGTTTAATGATATGAGTAGACCAAAGCCCAAAGTTCTTTTAGAACTGACAAATAAAAGCACATACAAGACCGAACAGGTCCTGTCGTCAACGGGCGTTTGGGCAGTATTCTACGACGAAACTCCTATCAATCTCAAGACCAGCAACATGCTGGTGCAACACCCTGGACCCAAGTACAAAAAAGTTAGTTTCTCTAATCCCGGGCATGCTCATAATCTTTCAAAGAAACTAAACGCACAGTTTAAGACAGACAAATTCACTGTGGTGTTGTTAACACAGGGCGACAAAGTTCAGCCTGGCAGTGCGTGATAAAACAAAACTGACCCAAGCACTGGTGGCCAATCTACCAGAAGGATTCAACGAGCCTGCAGAAGTTGCGCTTAAAACTTGGTGGTCAAATATTCGTAAAACAGGCGGCATGCGACTTACCGAACATGGGTTTTATGTATTCAGTCGTGTGTTAGAATTAGATCACTACGAATTAGAAATCAAACCAACTTCAGGCAATCGACGAATTGTGCTGACACTTGACCGTAAACTGCAAAGCCCGTATTACATCAGAATAGACAAACGTATACCAACTGGTGTTTATATGTTTGGCAGCCGAGAAGCAGTGGCAGCTCAACTGTATGGTGATTTAGAAAAGTTCCTGCGCAACTATTGACTGCAACTCTGGTCGCTGTTGAGCCTTTTCTAATACGTCTTTTAAAAATACATTCTGCTGTAACAGATTATAATTGTGCTGTAATCGCACTGGATCAATACTGCGCCGCGCTAGATCAAAGTCGGTCAACAATCCAAGGTTACATTCTACAGCAAGATCACATCTCCGTCCCGGATCCGGCTCCGTTTGGTAACTGTGATCAACAACATCATCAAACACATCAAATCCCATACTGGCCATATAGTGTGCTATTTTCCAACCTCCTACCCAGATTGGAATAGTTCCAGCATACAATGCCATCAAGGTCTTCTCTGTTACTATGGTTTCTTTTTCATAGTATGCAGGCTCGGTTATTAACGAAATACAAGTGGGTTCAAAAACTGTCTGTTGTAATAGATTATTATAGGTGTAGGAATTTTTAAATGAGCCGTTGCGAACTCCTTGATCCATAATAATCTCAGGTCCAAAAATATAGTTGGTAACAGGTATAGCATTAATGTTGTTTGTTTTCCATGCAAGAGAATGACAATAGTCGGTTAAGGCATGCTGTTCAATTAGTGACAGCAATCGACGTCTGTTAGATCTGGGCTTGTTGATCATAAAGTTAAATGTAAATGCTTTATTGTTCCAATTTGGATGTATATTCTGCTGTATAAATTCTCTATTTTCCCGGGCCAACAGCATGGGTAAACAAATGTAAGGATACTTTGTTAATCCTTCTTGTATGGTGACATGGTCAAATACCAATAGATGTTGTTGTGGATCACAGGCACTGTTTTCTAGTAATTTTTCCACATGATAACAGTGTTCATAGGGATTATAATGGTGATCTCGAACCAAAATAATTTCAGGACTAGATAGAATCTCGCCTGAGTAGGTGTAGGTGGGGCCGTGTATTTCAATCATTGGTTGTATTTACAAGTAAATATCATTATGACAGATATATTAAAAACTGTGTTGGGGGAAGACTACTGTATGTTTTATCACCCGACTATGCCGGCGGCAGAGTTGACACCGATACAAACACTCAGTCAGTCGTGTACTGTGGTAAATCAAGCTCTAACCTTGTACGGGATTGAGTTATTAACTTGGCCTGTTGGTCTTCAGGATGAGATTGCCAGGCTGCTATGGGTCAATCGATTTTATCAAAATCTCAGCACAGAACCCATTAGAAAACCCATTCTGGTACATCGGCATCAAGACCAATACATTGTAGACTGCGGAGACACACGTTTAATGACTTTGCAATTGGCATCTAGTGCTGCCACAGTCAGTGTTATCATAACTTGTTTGGCTGCCGTTGCTGATCAATACATCACATGGCAACCGGTCACTGGCGATCAAGACCTAATTCAGTTGACACAGTTTGATCCGAACAATACCACAGTACTGGTAACCCCAACTCCGCCCGGATCAGACCATGCTGTAGAATGGCTGGAGATTGGGGACGCTAGTACTCGGCATCATCTTCACAGCGTTGATCTTAGAATCCAGATGATGCAACAGTATCTCCGTACACAGCCTATAAATTTTAAATTTACCAAGGACTGGGCCAAGATGCCTATAGATTGGTCAGTGTTTGTGTAAGTTGATGGGACCACTGATCAAACTCCTGGGGCCACTGCGCCGCCATTGATGCTAGTAGTTGTTGATTGTGAGTGGCTGCCTGCAGGCACCGAGCTTTTATTCGATCCACGTCCTGGGTCTTTATTAGTTTGGCAGTTTCTAAACTTTTCCATATGAATATGCGTGTTTTGTCCTGCACTTCAATCAACCGATCATAATGATTATGGATCACAAGATCTGACAAGGTATCAAAACCCAAGGTTTCCAGGTATGCCACGGTGTATCTGCCGGACAGCACAGTCCAGGGTGCTGGTGTTACCAATGCACGAAATATCTTTTCGCTCAGGGCCACATTGTTGTCACTGCTGTAGGTTTCAGTCACAATGTTGACATAGGAACGAGTGAAGATTACATCATGCTCAACTTCATAATTGCGGACGGGCATTTGGTCCGTCAATAGTTCATAGCTTTTTTGGTAATGTGCCCGATCTTCGTCGCTGGCATGATCCCAGTGTTCGCGCCAATATTCAAGAGTCTGCTGTTGGGATATTGATGCAGAGTCACCGGGACGGTAGCAATTGAAATTTACATAGCCACGGTGCAGATGTATTCGCAATCCAAGTTCCAGCATCACCATAAATCTGCGTTGATCAATTCGATTCACTGCAAAAGAAAAATCTCGCTTGGGCCACCATTCTTGATTTTGGGGCACGTAGTGATAGATTCCTAAAAAACTAGTGGGTAAACGGATCACACGGTACTGAGTGGGACAGGTAAGGTAATTGTCTGTTATGACTGTGGTATTGGTGTCATAGAGATAGGGCAAGTCTCGGTGATAGTCTGCGTTACAACTGCGTATGTCATCAACTAGACACACAATCACAGTGCGGTCACCTTTTCTCCATATTCTTGGATGACCGGGTGCAGTAAACCCGGCATTTTTTAGTAGTTGGTAAATTGCAGAATTGGTGCGGTTTTCGTGTGTTAGACACTGGCTTTGTGTCCAAATTTCGCCACTGTGTACTCCGTTGGATAGTTGTTGCATGATTTACTTAGTAACACAAATATCTTGAAAAAAATTTGCATTTTGGACAACCAGTGGGTTGACATTGTATAAATAACTCTATATAATACACACATGCGCCAATAAAAAAGGCCTATGTAAAAATAAAGAAACAAAATGCAAACAAACTTATTACATTCTATATCAAGTTGTTCAGCCAAACAGGCCGGCTTCGTGCCCTCTATTTGGTCGGCAATTAATAGCATGTCATATGATCGCACACTAGAGGGCACCAGGGTCCAGGAGACCAAATTGTAAGCAACAGTTTACATTTAAACTCCAAGGACCCTAGGATTAAAAACCCTGGGGTTTTTTGTTTTAAGAAAGGAAAAATGAAGAAATTAGATTTAGAACAACGAATGCGTGAAGTAAGGTTTACAACAGAGCACACTCTGACACCAGAACAACGTGAAAAGTTGATTCAGGAAAAGTTGGAACGTGCTAGGTTGGAACTTGAAACTCGTAAACGAGTCGAGAATCAACTTCTGGCATAGATCCCAAAGTGTTAACAGGAAACGAGGTCCTGTGCCGCACTATAAATCGGCACAAACGGGCGGCGACTAGGATGGAATCCCTTGTGTGGGACTAAAAATTAGATCGTATTAAAGCATTCTTTAAGAACAGGCAGCCTAAGTATTTTAGAGTGCTTTAATACACACATTCTGACAAGTGTGTTCGATGTATATGCACAGGTGGCGGAATGATTACGCAACGGATTGCAAATCCGTATCATGCAGGTTTGAGTCCTGTCCTGTGCTCCAACCAACAGGAAGCGTGGTCGAGTCTGGTTTATGGCAACAGTCTTGAAAACTGTCGTGTCGAAAGGCACCGTGAGTTCGAATCTCACCGCTTCCACCAGTGAGGTGTGGTCCCGTAAAGGTATCGGAGCAGGTTGCTAACCTGTCGCTCGGAGTAATCCGGGTTCTCGGTTCGAGTCCGAGTCGCACCGCCAGTTAAGGGTCCTTGGTGAAATGGATATCATGCTTGGCTTCGAACCAAGTGGTGTGGGTTCGATTCCTGCAGGACCCGCCACACAAACTCTATTACATTAATTTTAATTTTCCGTAATTTGATCGAGCTATCCAATTGTATAACGGGGTTTCAAACGCAAGCTCAAACCAACCGTTTTCAGAATTAACATAATTGGCATAATATCCACGAGTAACATGCATTAATTTGCCATTGACTGATTCTAACTCATTTAACAAATCGTTTGGGATCATAAAATTTGTTATGTAGTCAAAATTGTCAATGGTGTTATATGTGATCCCGGGTTTAATAAATTGATCAAGTATTACGTTGTTGATTTTAACTGCTCTGGTTTGAAATCCAAAATCGCCGTTGGTTTTGTATTTGTCTAATATATTTTTTCCTTGCACTTTGATAACATGCTGATTAATTTCATTATCATTAGCATTTATGTCAAAGTTATAAAATTGAAGATTACCAAACTTACTGCCTACTTTGCAGGCATGATTCAATGTTAGATTGTCAGTGATAACAGTGTTGTTAACAGTTATACTTACAATAGGATATTCGGTCACTTCGGAGTTTACAGCAAAGCCCAGTTCTATATTCATAACTTTTGTGTTCTACTATAATAATCTTTAAACTCCAGAGGAGATATTTGTATGTATCTATTAACCAACATGTCACATGCATCAATTTGATCAATGGTCAGTTTCCTGTTTAGAATATTTTCTAATTCTTGTTTGTATGATCCATTATAGATGCCAAGTATGTCAAGTGTTTTTAAGTGTGGATATGGATTCAGCAACGTCTTGACATCCAGTGCGTAGTTTACAGATTTTTTAATCTGTTGGGACAGTGCTTGATATTCTAAAGGAGCATGTACAAATATTGCTCGAGTAGTATCAAATATTACATCTGTCATTTTTTTAAAATGATTCATATCATTGATTAAAAATTCGTCAGGGTTCTCGGTAAAATAAGTGTATTGTTCTGGGCTAGTATGTCCAGTTTTGTAAACATGATTTGTCAGATAATATTTTACTCTTGAATAAAACAAATCATAGATGCTGGTATTGCCATTTAACAGAATTTTAATAATGTCAGTTGAATAATTGTCGACATTTGTTTGATATTGTAAATTAGAACTTAGTGTATTGCACAACAGCCCAACGTCGGGCGGAATAGATTCATACCGCCGCCAATCCTCGTGTTTACTTTCTAATAGATCTGGAAAGTTTTTGTAGGCCAGTTCAATGCAAGAAGGGTCCAATGCCAGTTGAAGTAACCAACTCACAATAAAACCGCCACTTCCTCCTGGGTACCAAACTACATATTTTTTCTTTTGCATACGTAATACTATTTAATCAGCAGGTTAACTAGTTAAATTAATTCATATAGCCCGTTAGCTCAAAGGTAGAGCACTCGACTGATAATCGAGCGACCAAGGATCGTTACCTTGACAGGCTACCAAATAAGTATCTCTGGTGTAATGGCAGCACCGCGGTCTCCAAAACCGTCAGTCAAGGTTCGAGTCCTTGGAGGTACGCCAGTTTAGCTCTTATAGTATAATGGCATTAC